GTGGTAGCTACTCCTAGTCAGTACATTATGTCGTTCTAAACATTATTCTGTCACTATGCGATATCACCGTCGTGATAAGTTTCCAACTCCTGCACTACACAACGTACAGTCCGAGGACATATAGAGTGTAGCTGGTTGTAAGATCACTACAAGCTTGCGAACAAGTTACCTTACAGCTGTGATCTATTATTTTAGTAGCTTATACTACTATGGAAAGGCTTCTCTTCGGGTCTGTACATTCCCAGCATGAGTACAGTCATGCCACCGTTAACAGGAACTTAATCTCGTTTATAGTGATGAGAAAACCTTACCATAATAGTTGGCAGGAGATGTAGGAGTCGAACCTACGCTAACTGGTTTGGAATCAGTTGTGCTACCATAACACTTATCTCCTGCAATCCCGGATGTCGGGTAGTGCTATAAAAAGTTTGATATTTAAAATGAGCAGTTTATTTGTATAGTCTATGCTCAGGACTGGGAACTATGCAGTTTAGTGTCATGCTTAGGACAGTTAGAATCTTAGAAGTCTATTTCATCATCGTTAGTTTCTTCAACGACACCTTGGCTGAAACCTTCTTCTGCTCCAAAATCACTGGTTCCAGAGTTAGAATAAGGAACGAGATCAACTATCTGAACAGCTGATAGGACTTCACTGATACCACCACCGTTTGTTACGTAATGGAACTGGTACACTGATAGATTAGCGATGGTTCCGTTACCGATTGTGTTGACTTCTTTGAAATCTTGTGGTGGCTGTTTAGTAGCTGGATTCCCACAATCTACAACACGAACTGGTTGGTTCTGTTGACCCTTAGAGTTCAATGTCTTTCTCTTAAGGTTCATAGAGAACGTGCCATCATCGTGCTTCTTAACACGAAGGTGCTGATTGGCTAACTCTTGAGCCTGTTCAGCAGTTGGGATAATAACACGAGTTTCCCACTGATAAACTTTCTGTCCATCAGGTACATGATCTTGACCATAAGCTTCTACAGGTCTATCAGGATCAAACCTAACAAACTCTAGTTTAACTCCCCGGATCTTAGTTGATCTAGGGAATTCATCTTTGTTAAAAGGAACTGCTGGTGTTAATGTTGGAATTCTATTCATTTGTTTACTTTCGTTTTAAAAGGTTAAATAAAAGGATTATAATTACAAATCCTCACTAAGACGATGCGCTAGCATCGTAATCGGTTACCCAAAGATACTGAAGGATACAATGAGTAACAGAATGATTATGAGAGCTACGAACATATTGTTGAGCTATCGTTATTATAATAATCAAAGCTTTGAAGATGTTGGGTATCGGGCATCTCAGTCACATCCTCAAAGTCCAGTTCGACTTCTTCTTCCATAGTCTACTCCTTTCATGAGTTGGTTAAGTAGTCATCATTTCCCACTGTATACCAATGGGAAAGTATAATCACTTAGTTTGAACTCTTTTCCAATGCTGAAGATTAACTTGTCTTGCAGATTGGATTTTAACTAGTAATCTAGTGGCACTGTCGATGCACTCAGATATTGATTTCGACAGGTTTGCTCCTTTCTTCTTAGGTGCAAACAAATGCGTGTGAACAAACTTCTTACCTGAGACTGTAGTAATCCCTACTTTACGTCCACGATTACCAAGATTGATTACAGTGTAACTAGCAATCTTAGTGTTGTGAATGATAGGACTTACTGCAGTTCTGGTTTTATCTACAGTAACTTTGGAGTTTATTATTTCTCCATGAGAGTTCTTTGTTACTTTAACTGCTGTTTGTTTCTGTGTCATTGTTTTGATCCTTTCGATCAGATGTTGGGTAACGCACCATGCATTACCGATGAAATTGAACGAAGGTAAGAGCAGTGACCAGAATGATCAACAAGACCAAACCTTCGCTATAGCCTGACCTGAATACTTGGAAGGTCATGCGTGTTGGATTTAAGAAACTAATCCATCATTACTCACTGGTGTTACCAATGAGCAATAAGAGGTAGTTATCTACTAGAATGGTGAATCGTACTCATTCCAATCATCTGCTAAATTGTATCCCTCACGAGGATCTTCTTCATAGCAATGAGGAATATCTGCATCATCATCAGCTACATGTAGCCAAAATGGGTAATAGTATTCCTCATTTGTTAATTGACGGAGTTCCTTGAAACAATCGTCAACAAACTCATCCAAGTGTCCACTGGTATTGTGGGATACTATTGCACGAGCCAAGTTATACTCTGCATGATCAACTAGATCTATGTCAGGTGCATCATCGATACTAGGATCTTCAGCTTGATTTAACTTAACTTCAAAGCGTTCTATGAAGTCTGATGCTTGCTTTACTTCTTGTGGATTAAACATAATGTGTCCTTTCTAAGACTGAAGTTGAAATAAAATTACCATCCTTTAAGGGTACTCTTGAAGCTCATTGAATAACCTAAGAGTCTCGTTAACTCCATGCAATGAGCTATCATCAGAGCATATACCCCTTAAAGGAAACTCTGAAGTACCAACGGATGTCGGGTAGCACCCATAAGCTGGATGCAACGCACCGTAGGTTGACACGCTAGTGGCAACCAAGGGTACACGACGGTTACTCTTAGAGGCCCGTGGGAAAACACCAAGTATCAACAAAACTGAAGTTAGGGGGTCTAAGAGTATCCGGAGGGTACTCTGTGAGTGTTGGTACTTTTAGGTACTCTTTTAAAGGAGTTCTTTAGAACAAAAGAAGAAGAGATCCTAAGAATACCCTAGGAAGTGGGAGTCTCTCCCTTTAAGGGGTATATACAATTATGAGGATAAAAATGGATAAGCAAGAAATAACTAAATTATTACTTGAGAAAAAGAAAAGACTTAGGTTAAAAGAATACAAAGAAGACTTTGCTAAGTTTGCTGAAGAACAGATACAGATCATCACTAAGGATGCTTCTCAAGGCTTTGTTCCCTTCAAGCTCAACAAGTGTCAACAGATCATAACAGATGCCCTTAGAAAGCAACTGGAAGAAACTGGTAAGGTCAGAGCAATTATCCTTAAAGCTAGACAGCAAGGTATTAGTACCTACTGCTCTGGACGAGTATTCTGGAAATCCTACTTTACTGCTTATGCTAGATCTGTTGTTATGGCACATGACTCTGCTACATCTGATGCTTTGTTTGCTATGTCTAAGAACCTCATACGTAATATGAGTGGTGAGTTATCTCCCACAGAGATTAGATCGAATGCTAAAGAGATTATTATTAATAGTCCTTCTATGCCTGACAGTGACGCTACAGCTTCTTATAGGCTCTATACAGCTGGTAGTCCTGAAGCAGGTAGAGGTACAACACCTACGATTGCACACTTGTCTGAGGTTGCCTTCTGGCAGCATGATGAGAAGATACTTGCTGGTTTGTTTCAGGGTATCTCACAAGCTGCAGGTACTGAGGTAATTGTAGAATCTACAGCTAATGGCTCTCAGGGAGAGTTCTACAGGCTCTGGAAGGGTGCTGTAGCAGGAGAGAACGAGTATGTTCCTATATTCCTACCTTGGTATATAACTGACGAGTACCGTAGAGAAGCTCCAGAGGGTATGGAATTATCTACAGAAGAAGAAACGCTACAAGAAAAATACGGATTAGACAATGACCAACTATATTGGAGAAGACTTAAGATTGCCGAAGGTGGGGAACTCAAGTTCAAACAGGAATACCCAGCAACAGCTGACGAAGCATTTATCACAAGTGGATCTAACGTGTTCAACGTGGAGCGTTTGGACGCCCTCATACCCCAACCACACCAACGAAGATCCGAATGGGACCCCCACAGTAAAATGTTCGACGAGCATAAAGAAGGAACCCTCTACATATACGACTTTCCACAGTGGGAAGAACCCTATGTAATAGGAGCTGATGTGTCATTAGGTGTTGGACAGGACTACTCAGCCTGTGTTGTTATGAATAATGAGAGAGAAGTTGTTGCTTTGTACAGAAATAACCGTATAGATCCTGCGATGTGGGGAGAATTACTGTTTTATCTAGGAAGATACTACAATAATGCGCTACTTGCAGTAGAATCTAACTCTATGGGCATTGCAACGCTGCAGAAATTAGAGTCAATGGACTATATTAACCTATATAGACAGACTAAAATTGCAAATGTTAGTAATGAAGAGGGAATGCGCCTAGGATTTAGGACAACTGCAGCTACAAAACCTGCAATCATAGGGAATCTTAAGAATCTTATAGAGAATGAAGAGATACTTATACCTTCTCCTGTTATGATACAGGAATTAAAGGACTATATCTCTACAGAAACTGGTAAAACAGAGGCAGCTCCGGGATGTTATGACGATACTGTGATATCTCTAGCGATATGTGCAGAAGTTTTACGTACACACTGGGATAAACTACAAACATCAAACGTAAGTTGGAAGCAGAGGGCAAATGAATGGAACCAAGACGAAACGAATTGGCTATAAATGAAAAAGAATACTCAATGGTAGATACATTACTAGAGAAATTCTTTCAAGGTTATGTACCAGCAGAGTGTATATACCTAACAGAAAGAAATGGACATCCACATATAGAAATAAACTGGTCTTTTTGTTAATTGTATATACCCCTTAAAGAGAATACTAGATATAGGAGGACACAA